ATCTACTGACGCCGTGAGCCGGCGCACATCGTCAACTTTACCGGCGGCGGCTTCGGCAAATCTAGCTTCGGTAGCTTGCAAACCCGGCAACATCCTACCCGCGGTGCCCGCAGCGGCTAGTTCAGTTTCGCGCATTGGCGTGGTAATGGCGTCCAATGCGCGTTTTGATTGCTCTTGCACCGCGCGAGATTCGGTAGCCGTCGCGCCGCCGGCCAATCTATCAAGAGTAGCGTTAGTTTCAGCTTCAATAGCATCACTGCGCTTAGACCACCAGCTACCCCTTTGAAGATAGTTAATCATGGCTTGCCATGTTGGATTAGAAATACCGGCCGTGATTTCCCCTACGGTTTCTCCGGTGGGTATTTTTTGGTTTGCGGCCGTAGTAACAGTCTTAATTGCAGATAGATCGCCAGCCGCAACATCTCGCGCCAATTGTGCGGCTTTTACGGTACCCAATTGTTGCGTTACCGCATCCCATAGCCAACCGTTACCGTTAGAAAATGCTCTAAGTGATGCCGGCCCCACGGTTTCTCCTGCGGTTTCCCCTTGTTTTGCGGCCGTAGTAACAATCTTAATCGCGGATAGCTCGCCACCCGCAACATCGCGTGCTAATTGTGCGGCTTTTACCGCCCCTAGTTGCTGCGTTACCGCATCCCATAGCCAACCGCTACCTTTAGCAAACGCTTTAACTGCGGCGGGGGCAGCCGCACCGATTGTTGCGCCAACACCCGCGCCTGTAGCCGCTTCTTCAGGATTTACCAACGCTGCACCCGCAGCGCCGGAAACCGCACCGCCCGCGGCTCTGGTGGCTACATTTCCCCCGCCAAATCCGCCAGTTCGTAGCGCAGTAGCCAGTGGCGCTACAGTCGGCGCGATGGCGGCAGCGCCGGGGGCGGTCAGCAGACCTCTAGCCAATATGCCGCCGATTGGCAATGTGCCCAGTGTTTCGGCGCCTATTTTGCCTGTGGTAAACAGTCCAGATTCAGGTTGAACGCCAAACTGTTGTAGCGCCCCCGTCATTTGCGCTCTACGGGCCGCATTTTCTTCGGCGGATTCAAATGGGCGTATTAGTGTTGCGCCGATTGACCCAGCCCCGCGCAAGGCGCCCCCTAATAGATTGAGTGCGCCTTGCGATACATCTTCGCCTAACGTGGTCTTAACTTCGCCGGGCGGCGCGGTAACCGTAACTTTTGGCATACGAGTCGCAGGTCGTTGGGCTAGATACCTATCAGGGTCAAAGGTAGGCGTTGTTTTGTTGCTAAGATATTCGTCAGGATTAAAAGCCATATTTAACCCCTAACCGTTGTTTAATCTTTATCGACCGAGGATCGCGTGGATTACTATTTGCCCAATTAAGTGCTTCCTGGTCTTGTGGCGTTAATGTTTGTTCGGCAGGCGAACGATATTCGTAAGTTAGATCAAAAGCCTCTTTAACCCTATTAACCGATCCATCCGTTTCTTCAGCCGCACGCAACAAAGCATTTTTAACGCTTGATACGTTTTGTGTTCTATCAATAGCCGCAAAAGACTGCCTTAATTGATCGCCTTCTCGATTAGATACAGTGCCCAATGCCCCGCCTGTCGGTGAAGATTGACGCAAACTTTGAAGCGCCTGAAAGCCGCCTTTAGCCGCTATTTTGTCGTATAAGGCTTGAGCTTCCCTAGCATCTTTAGTCAGCGAAGGCGTGCGGCCATAAACAATGCCTGTAATACCGGATAGTCCGGGGTGGTTAGCCAAAGTTCGTAAATCTTCTGAAAATGAATTAGCTTCAGCTTCAAATGATTTTAGCGCCAGATTAGCTTTTGGATACGCGGCTTCTCGTGCTTGTCTTTCTTTAGGTGACAACGGGGCAGCTCCAGTTTCTTTAGGACCAGCGCCTATTACCCCCGGAGAACCTATACCACCGCCTTTATATACTCCAGATTGAACAACGATAGTTTTTGTAGGATCAGTAGGATCAGTAATAGTAGTTAATGCGCCGGGAGCAGGCGCAGCAGCAGGCGGCCGTCCAGCCACTGCTCTTGAATTAACAAAATCTAAATAACTTCCTCTATAGCCGCCTCCGGCTGGCGTCTGCGCGTATTCATACTCTTGAACCATAGACGGTTGTTTATTTTCTCTAGCCGTTGTCTGATCTTTAAGGGCAGCCGCGTATGCGGTGTTATATTCCGGTGAACCCGGCGGCCCGGACAGTAAAGCAATCTCTTTTGCCAAAGCGATTTCTTTGGGCTGCGCTGTTGGCGCTTTAGCCGTCAGCCCTTGCAGAGTAGCAAGTTGATTGGTAAACGATTTCAATGCGGCTGCGCGCCCCGGCGTATCGTCCGGCAGCACGGTAATTTGATCTATGCGCTGTTGTAGCGCTGCCATTGCTTCGGCATTACGCTGTTCCGGCGTTTTCTTTTCTTCAGTTCTTTGTGCTACCAAAGCCATTTGCGCGGCGGCCTCTCGCGCTCTGGCGGCAAGTGCGGCAGCTAGATTATTATTGCCCATTTGTGCGGCCATCTGAGCGCCGCGGGCGATAGATTCGGGGTTATTAGGATCGACTTGGCTCAGAATGGACTGTTGCTGTGCGATCATTTTCAGTTGTGGATCCTCGACTCCAAACAGTTGCCCAAGACTGCGGCCGATCTGCTGACCGGCCTGCGCGGCGCTGAACATCACGCGCTGTTGCGGCGTCAGTCGCGCGTATTCCAGTGCCTGTTGCCGCGCCTGTTGCTCACGGAGTTGTTCATACATTTCCGGCGTTTGAAACAGCCCAGCGATTGCGCTTTCAGCCATGATTTACTCCTAATCCCAAATTACGCTTGTCGGAATTTGCCCGCTACCGCCGGGACCGTAAACATTTTCCGCACCGTATTGCTGCACCGTCTGCCCTTGTTGGTATTGCTTATATAGATCAGTCAATGAAGGCAACATTTTGCCGACAGAACCGCCGATATTGGCAAACAACCCCGCCGCCGGATTCAACCTCGCCGTAGTAAGTCCCGTTTGCGCGGCAGACAAACCGCCTAGAAGCAGAGATTCAGCCGCTTGAGGGCTTCCCCTTCCGCCAATCGCCATACCGATATCCAGTGGCGCTTGTCCGAGCTGTTCGATGCTTTGCGCGGTGCCAAGACCCGTTTGGAACGGTGAATACGCGCTGGTCAAACCGCCCGTATATTGCCCCAACAATCCAGCACCAGTGCCGAATAGCCCCGCGCCAAAAGCCGTTTGCTGTTGCCCTGCCTGTTGCGCCTGCGCCGCCAGTTGTGCGTCCTGTTGCGCCAGCGCGTTGTAATAAGCTTCCATTTCGGGGTTAGCCGCCGCCAATCCAGCACCGCCCCCCGGTCGTTCACCCGTCGCACCTACCGCCAAACCACCTCGACCAGTTTGAAACAGTTGGTTTTGCAATTGCGCGTATTGACGCTCGCGTGACGGTGCCAATAGAGCTTGTTGGCGCTGCATATACTGCGCTGCGGCTTGCTCTGGCGTTTGAGCCAAATAGCCAGCACCTAAGTTAAACAGCCCTTGCGCGGCGCCCGTCAAGGGCGCATATCTACCTTGTGCGGCTTCGGCTTCGGTCAATCCTTGACCAGTTAGCCCCATCACGCGATCTTGCAGGGCTTTTAACTCCGGGGATAGCGTATACCCGGCGCCACTTACGCGGCCGTCCGGCCCGTAGGTAAATTGCGATTGCCCAAATCGCGTAGTGACGCCGACAGGCCGAAACCGCGCTTCTTGGGCGGCTAATTGCGCCGCTTGTAGTTGCGCGTTGGCCGCGATTTGCGCCGCTTCGCGTTGTGCGTCAGCTTGGTTTTGAGCGCCAAAAAAGCCCAAAACGTCGGATACAAGATCACCCATGATTGTTTCTCCAAACGTATAGCTTGCGTGTCATACCGTCTGTGCAGGCATGATGTTCTAGTAGATCAAAACCACAAAATTTAACCCATTTGTCCATTTTCTTATCGTCTATAAACGGCATTGCGTATAGCGTCACTATTTGCTTTTCAGCCCATGAAAACCACGACTCGGCAAACCGTTTCTTTATGCTTTTGTTCCATTTCGATACATCCATATGCACAAAGGTATTTTTTTCCAGTGTGCTCAACATAAACCGTAAAACATTCGTCGGCCAATACCGGCAGTTTTACGCTGTGCGTTTCCACATATACACCGTGATATACGGTTGGTAATTCGCATTAGTGCCGGATGATCCGGTTGAACCGATTGATACGCTTACACCCAACGCGGAATTAGTTGATGTAGTTACGGAGCCACCACCCCAAGCCGTAGCGCCGCCGCCAGATTGCGCGTTATTGCCGCCACTACCCGCCAAAACAGTATGTGTGTGGCCGGTATCTGTAACAGTAGCCGTATGCGTATGACTGACTGTAATTGCATCCGCCGAACCACCTGTTTCTTCGGCGGCGTCAAAGAGTGCATTGGTAGAATCAAAACCAACCGGAACACGCCCCGCGCCAAATGCCGTCCAAGTGCCAAATCCCAACAATGTGCCTGGATTAGTGCTATTAGTCGCGTTCGTATAGATAGACCCGACTGGATAAATAGCTTGAAGTGCAGTCTGCACAAATGCCGTCGTAGCCAGTGTAGTGCTATTGGTGCCGGCCGTTTGCGTAACTCCGGTAGCGCCGGTCGGTAAACTCGGCGTGCCAGTAAACGATGGTGATGCCGTATCGGCTTTCGTGGCGATAGCCACAGAAATAGCATCAAATTCCGTATTGATTTCGGTGCCTTTGACAATTTTCAGCGGATTACCGCTAGAAAGATTATCTTTAGTAGCGAAATTAGTGGCTTTGGTATAGTTGGACATTTTTAACCCCTACGAATACTTGCCGTCTTTGGCTTGAATTTCAATCTTTTGAATCGACAACGCGGAGCCGTTGATATCCGCCTCATAGCCTGTTTGAACAATCTTGCCGGTGCCGCTGGCGCTTACAGACAAAGTTTGCAGAGCAATCCCATCAGAATATTCAGTAGTCACCGACGGTGATGTATGAGTCAGCGTATGCGTGCCAGATTGCGTTCCGCTGGTGTTAATCGCCGAGCCGCCCAAAGTAGACGACAAATTGCAGGTTGTAGAACCCGGACTGGCGGCGTTAATAATGTAGTAATCGGTGCCAGTAGCCAAACCGGTCGGCAATGCGCCCGTTGTGGTAAGGCGAACTTTATCCGTGGATAGCGTGCCGGTCAGAAAATATGATCCATCAGTGGCCGTGATAACCGCGGGGCTGGCGATACTTACCGTAATAGTTTGGCCGGCAGAATTATCGTATGATCCAATGTTGTAATAGCTTTCACCTTGCGCGGGAATATACGCATCGGTAGACAGGTAATTTGATGAAAAATCAAACGCCCACTTAAATGTCACATACTGATTAGACCCGCCGACAACAACAATAGACAAACGCTTCAGGATCGAGGTTTGCGATTGATTTCCCAAATCCGCATGGTTGGTGTAATACTGCATCCGATACGATGCCGTATTATCTTGATACCCCGTGTATTGAGCAATATACCCGGTTTTTCCTACTAACAAATCGCTGTTTCTACGCGCCAACAGCGCAGTTGGCTCTATCGAATCCCAAGTAGTGACGCGAGAAGAACCGTCCTCAAGTTGCCCTCGCGTATCAAAACAATATACTTGTTTTGAAGTCTGAAGCACCAGCAAATAGAAAGCATTGCGTTCTGAAAACGCTGCTTTTACTGACGACCCATCAGCGGATTCGCTGGCTACGGCGGTCATCAAATCATTACGGACATTTTTAGACAGATCGCGAAAAGGCAACGATTTTTCGCTGACAGTCCGAAGTAAAGACCTGACACCGGTATTCGACAAAAATATAATGTCAGTTCCGATATTCGAAATGCTGTCGCGTGCCAAACACCCGGTGCCGATAATGGTATCGGACAACGACATAGTGGATGGGGTGCTGGCATCTGCGTAGACAAGAATCTGTTTTTTGCCAAAAATAAACAGATACCCATTGTGCGATGCCAGTCCGGTAATTTCGTCAGAACCGTAACCCCAAACGCGGCTTACATCCAGGCTACCGGCTGTGCCGCCAGTCCAAACATGACCCGCGGTCAAATCTGAAAAATATACGGTCGTGTTGTTAGTAGACGTATTGGCCGCCCATAGACGCCCGTAGGCGCTCAGGACTATATTGGCTTGCGGCGCCGTAGCAACATAGCCCGATTGTTCGGAAATGCGCCGGAATTTTGTGCTTCTGGACGGATCGTAAAGTAGCGGATCGTAGCCGCTTTGGAAAAAATACGCGATTCCGTTAAGGGACGCGCAATGCCAATTATTAGCGGTAATGGTCGGCGCCGTTCCGCCACCATCATAAGTCAGGGTAGTTAGCGCGCTACCGTCGAAGGTAAAGAGTTTATTATTACCCGTAGCCAATACCGTCGTAGTGCCATCTGATTGCACTAGCTCATGTAGTGAGCCAACGTTATTGCTGCCAAGATCACCAGTAGATGAATTAAGGTATGAATAGCCTTTGCGCGATCCAATACGACCGTATTGGTCGATAATGCAATTATTAGCCACCAAAGCAAAACCGGCCGCCAAATCCAAAGGGGAATCTTGGGTATTAAGCCCAAAAAACCCCGGCGCGGCTGTCGTAAATACTTTGATAGTTTGCGACATTAAAATAGCCCTAGATTTCTACGAATTGACTTTCTTCGGGATAGCGAGTGCCTTCCAACGCAATATAGTCGGCTAACATCGATCGGTATAATTGGTAGGCTTCAGAACTATTAAGGCCGCCATCTTCGCCGCGTTCTACAAGGGCGCGCGCATAAGCATTTTGCACAACCAATTCGGCCGGAACTGAAATTACAGTGCTAGCGCTGGTCAGTGTTGCTTGCGGGATAGCCAGTGTAAATTTAAGCGAATAAACGCCGTCCGGGATAGGGAAAACGTCTACTTTTGTGTCGTAAGTCGTGCTGTCTACGCCGTTAAACGTATAGTAGACCGGAATACCTGTAGCCGGAGAAGCCGGAAAATTCAAATACCGGTTCATTACCGAAAACGGCACGTTAATCAGACTGACGTAGCTGGTTGCGTTAATTGCGTCCCTGACAAGAAACTTTTGCCCAGCGCCAGTTACCGTATAGGATGAAGTAGCCGCGGCGGTTGATACCGTCAACGTGGTAGTCAATACATTCCAGCTATACGCATCTTCGACTTGTCGTTTTGCGTCATTGACAAATTTGCCGATCAATGTGGCGTATGTCGTTTCATCCAATGATGTGATTTGCTGCTCACGCAGCCGAATCAAAACATCGTTGATAGCCTGCAAATAGGTCGTGCTCATGCCCGCACGCTCCCTTCAAGTTCAAACGTAGCCACGATAGCATACGTCGATCCGGTTTCAGTTGTTACTTTTAAGGCATCGCCTTCTTCAAAAACAATATATCCGTAGTTTGGAAACGCCAGATATTGTTTTGAAGTTACCGTATATTGGTAGATAAAAGAGTATGTTTGGCCGGCGCTGGCGTCCACCCAATCAAACGTCACATGCTTATTGCTGGCTGTTTGGTTATTAGCTATCAATGTGACAAGGCGGCCGTAATACCCATTAGGCACCGTATAGACCGTAGTCAAGGTGGCCGCAGTGGGA